GCCCCAGAGCTGCGGCGTCGTGCCGGTCCCCGAGAGGAGCTGCTGGTTGGTCTTGGCCTGGAGCTCGTAGGTGAGCCGCCCGGTCACGATCGACTGCATCCCGGAGTTGTCGTTGAGGAATTCGCGCGTCACCGGGATCCACGCCTGGACGGTTTCGACCTCGTCGGTGACCTTGGTCCACACGTAGACGGAATCGGTGACGGCCGAGCCTTCGGCCACGGCGGCGGCGTTGGTCGTATTCGTGGTCTGGACGAAGTACTCGATGTTGCTCGAGTCGGTCGTGCCGGGCTGGAACAGGTCCTCGACGTCGCCGTAGTAGGCGGCCATCCCGGTCGTCTGCTGGCGATCGGCGGCCGGGTAGTGATCCGCCAGCGTGACGAGCGTCTTGGCCTCGACAGGAAGCTCGAAGCGCACGGTGCCCTGAGCGCCACCGGCCATCGCCTTAAGCGCGGGAGCCGCGGTTGTCATTTCGCGCTGGAGCGCGGCCCGGAAGTGGTCGGCGGTCTTGATGACCGGGGTTTCGTCCACAGGCACCAGCCGACCGGAGCCTGCGACCTTGGTCTCGTTCTCGGTCGCGGACTTCTCGATCGTCAGCGCGAGGTCGTAGGCGGCCTGCGACGTGGCGATCGCGGCGTTGCGGGCGTGGAACTCGGTGACCTGGTCGGAGTCCATGTCGTACCCGTCGGCCTTCTTGAAGCCGGCGAGCCATGCGACGTGGGAGCGGCGGTCGGCGTCGAGCGCGACACCGAGGTCGTGTGCGGTTGCCATTGGTCGGGATCTCCTGTTGGGTGCTTGCCTAGGTGTTGATGCCGAGCATCCGGGCGATGCCGAGCTCAATCTCGATGGCCAGCCGGCGTCGGGCGACCGACTTGGCTGGTTCATTCATCGCGATCAACTCGAGCAGGTCGTCCCGCATCTCGCCGCTGCCGTCGAACAGCTCCTGGAGCTGGTCAACGCTGGCCTCGGAAAGGGTCCGCCCCTCCTTGGCCCGCCATTCGGAGCGGTCCCGCGTCCGGCTGGCGAATGCCTTCATCTCGCCCAGCAACCAGGCGAAGTGTTCGGCGTAGGGCGCATCCGATCCCGGTGCGCTCTTGATGGACATGGTGTGCGTGCCGAGGCCGGCGCCGCGGAGGACGGGCGAAACCTCGAATACGTCGAGCGAGTCGAGGAACCGGACGTCCTGGCCCTCGTGCTGGCCGAAGCTGAATTTGACCGGCAGGAAGCCGTAGCTCCATTCCTGGAGGTCGGCCATTGCCTTGACGGTGGCGTGGGCGTTGCGGCCCTGGTCGGTGTCCATCAGGAACTGCCCGCTGAACACGCCCCAGCCGCCAGCCTCACCGATCGTGCCCTTGCCGACCGGCATCGCCCCGTCCCAGGACGTGTGGTTGAAGGCCGACATCGGCACGGCCTTGGCCGAGAACGCACCAGGCCGGGTCACGTCCCGATCATGGTCCATGACGTTGAGCTGGCTGAAGGCAACCGTGACGGCGCCAGCCTCATCGAGCTTGAACTCGTGCGGCGTGATGGACTTGCGTTCATGGGTCATGGCAGGCTCCCTGTGGTGCGATCTGCATCGGCGAATTGGTCGATCGGCACGGTGTTGAGCGGCGCAAGGTAGATCTGGCCCTGCCCATCGGGCAGCGGGTTGAGGTTTTCGCGCTCGCGGATCGTGTCGGCATTGAGCCAGGCCGTCCCGCCGGAGGCGACGCGGTAGGCGTTGAACCGCTCCAGGGTCTTGCCGCGCATCAGTCCGTCGAACAGGTGCTCGGCGAAGTACCGCGGGTCCCCGAGAATGTCCTTGTTGATCTGTTGCTCGATGCGCGTCGCGGGCGGTGAGAGGGTGCCCACGACGTAGTCGATGTTCGACTCCTCGATGTTGGTGAAATGAGCGCGACTCATGTCCGACAGCTTGTGCGGCGGCAGGCGAAGCCCGCGGGCGATCTCCTCTACGCTGAACCGGCGCGAGTCCAGGTACTGGGCATCCTCCGGCGGGAACCCCATCTGTTCTAGCGTCATGCCTTCGTCGAGCACGGCCGTCCGCTGCGCGTTGGACAGCCCGCGGTGCCCCTCGTCCCAGCTCGTGGCGATGTTGATCTTGGTGTCCTTGGACAGCTGGTTCGGGCTCTTGATGGTCACGCCGGGGCGGGCGTCGTTGGCGAAGGTCCGCAGCCCGTATTCCTCGATGGTCATGGCCGATTCGAGCGCTCGCCGCATCAGCGTCACGCGCGAGTAGCCACGCAGGCCGTCGAACCCGAAGCCCGGAACGTGGAAGACATGACTCGCCGGCATGTCGACGCTGGTCCCATCCGGCAAGCGGTAGCGGTAGATGCGGCCACCAGCCGTGATGAGGACTTCCATGCGGTCCGGTCGCAGCGGCCACAGGGCCACGGTCACGCCCGAGGCGTTCAGCTCCTTTTCCGCGAACCAGTCGCCCCAGCTGTACAGGTGCCCGATGCCCGTCTCGCGGAACAGCATCGCGGTCATCTCGGGGTTTGGCGCATCGTGCAGGAGGCCGTAGGCCGGATGCTCCGGTGCTCGCTCCTTGCCGCTTGGCTGCAGTCGCTTGTACGTGATGAGCGGCATCGAGGCGAGGTCTTCGGCGATCAGGCGGATGCCTGCCGAGAAGGCGTTGACGCCCATTGCCGTATCGGTGTTGATGGTCGCCCCGGTGATGGATGGGCCGACGTAGCCCGGAGGAGGTGCCCAGCCGACAGCGGGGTAGCCGATGCCCTTCATGAGCGCGCGGGCAATCAGGCCCATTACAGGCGCCGCAGCATGGGCAGCCCGACAGCGATCACGAGCAGGCCGCCGAGGTTGGCCAGCGCCAGGCGCGGGTCAAACAGGGAGAGGCCGGCCGTGAGCAAGAGGAGTCCAGCGACCAGGACCACGTCCGTCGCGTCAATGCGTCCCATTCAGGTCGCTCCGATCAGTTCGTGGAGAAGGTCAGGCCTTCCGACTCGTAGGCAGAGCGGAAGGCGACCGGCTGAGTGGCGTGCCAGGTGGCCCGGTCGAACCCGCCGACCGCACAGATGCCGAGGTCAATGAGGTTGTGGGAGCCGCGGTGCTCTTTCACTGGACGCGGGCCGAGCCTGTCCGTCTTGAGGGCCATGTTGCCGACGTGTCGGACCAGGCGCGGGTCGCCATCGTGGGTCAGGCCGTCACCGATGACGGCGTCGTAGAACTTGGCCCACGCCGGGACCATTCGGGCTGGCGAGGTGGTCGGATACTCCAGGACTGGCAGGCCAGCCGCCTCCCATTGCTGCATCGGCTGCGCCCATCGGAACGGGTCACACGCGAGCTCGGTGACGTTGAAGTCGCGGCACGTCTCGCGGACCACGCGATCGACGTCAGCGATATCCACGCGCCAGTCGGCGTTGTCGGGCGGCCGCTCCCAGACGTCCACCACGAACAGGTGCGGGACCGCTTCGACCGTGACGCCCAGGAGCGCGGTGCAGTCGTGATTGAAGCTCCCATCGAAGAACAGGACCACCGACTCATCCGGTCGGACGGTCCGGGTGACCTTGCGAGCCTCGAACAGCCCGGCCGGAAGCGCGGCGGTGGACGAAACGACCCACTGGTTCAGGCGCTTGGTCCGGTATTCATTCTCGGGTGTGGCCGGCGGCAGGGCCGACGCCATGTCGGCTGGATCGAGGATGTCCCCGAGCGATGGATTGGCCTGCTGCCACGCTGCGCGGTCGGTCGGCGGGGCGTTCGGGTCGGTCGGCTCCCACCAGGCCATGTAGTACGTCGGGTCAACGACTTCGCCGGTCGCGATGCGCTTGCCCAGCTGGTAGAGCTGGTAGGCGATCGAGTCCTTGCCGGTACGGTCGAACCGCACGCCGGCCGTGGTGACGATGACCATGAGCGGATTGACGCGGGCGCCCATCGCGAGACTCATCACGTCGTACAGGTCGCGGTCCGGCAGGGCGTGCAGCTCGTCCATGATGACCAGCGACGGCGACAAGCCCTCTTTGGTGTACGCCTCCGAGCTCAACGCGCGGTAGATGGACCCACCAGTGGGAAATTCGATGACGTCACGGTAGAGCTTGCAGACCTTACTCAGCTCCGCGTCCATCTCGACCATGCGCTTCGCGGCGCTGAATACGAGCTTCGCCTGGTCCCTGTCGGCCGCGCAACTGTAGACCTCGGCGCCGTCGCCCTCGGCGGTCAGCCCGTACAGGGCGAGGCCGGCGGCAATGCCCGTCTTCCCATTCTTCCTGGCCACTCCGACCATTGCCCGGCGGTGGCGCCTGCGGGTGTCGGCGGTGCGGGCGTAGATGCGGTCGATGACGTGGGACTGCCACGGACGAACGACCAGCGGTGCGCCGGTCGGCCCTGCGACCGAGTCCTTGGTGATCCGGGCGTACGTACCAACGAAGTGGCGGACCGTGGCCCCGTCGCCGCGCCGGATGTCGGCGCTCGGAACCGGCGTCTCCCAGCGCGGGAGGATCAGCCCGTCTTGACGCGGCTTGCGCGGATGCGCTCCAGCGCGCTCTGTGCCTTCACTTCGGCCACTCCGAGCCGTCCGCGATCTGATGGCGACTGGCCCAGGAGCGATAGCCACTTTCCGATCTGTGCCTCCGTTG